CCCAGGCCGCTCCCCAATAGCCCGGCCCGCTGCAGGTACACCATAGCGCCATGCGAGATTAGCAGCACCCATAGCCGCAACTGTTTCTATTGGGTGTTGGCTGACCCATCCTATCGTGCGAGTCCCGATTTCTGTCCGACGCCTGGCGTCATCGTAGCTATCTGCTTGGGGCGATCCCGGCGCATACCCGCCCGGGCCGGCTCCCGCAGCAGCACCTCGGGGGGCAGGCAGGTCTATGTGAAGTGCACTGGCGACTCCTCTGAATATTGGCCCCAGCGTCACCCGCGCCCAGTCCCATAGACCGCGCAATGTCTGGTAGATGCTGATGAGCGCGGGGAGTATTGCAGCAGCACCACGCACCACCGCATTGACTACGGCCCCCGCAATCTCGGGCAGGCGCTCAATAACCCCAAAGACGCGATCTTTGTTCCGCTCCCATAAGGCGAACATCCCTGTTGTAGCAACCTCGATGAGGGGGATCGCTTCGTTGAGCACGTTGAGCTTGATGCCGAGAAATAACGTGGAGAGGCGGTTCAGCGTGGGTTCCAGCCGCCCGAAGATGTTCTGCAACAGGTCCTTACTTGCGCCCATTTCGGTAGCGAGGTCCTGCGCGGCGCGCAATTGCGCATCCGGCATGTGGGCCAGGCGCAGCATGGTATCAGGATGGCCCCCGGACACAACGCCAGCCATCGGCCGTTGCAGCAAGCCCGGCAGATCGCGAATTGCCTGAGCAGCCGCGATCATGCTGCCTGCTATGTCCTGCTCGTTGTACTGGACGCCAACTGCGCCCATACGCGCAGGCATGATCTCGGGTCGGTTGGTCCACTGCGACATCATGCCCGCAGTGTCAGCGCCCAGAGAGCGCCCGAAGAGCATAGTCTGGATATCCTGCCCGGGCTCCACACCACCCGTGGCGCGCATGCCAAAGCCGGCCTCGGAGGCTTGCCGGCCCGTACGGGTGAGGTCCTGTAGAACAGTGACCACGCCCTGGAGAGCTTCCTGCGCACTTTTGGCTGCTACGCCCACGACTTCGCTGAGTGCACTGGCAATACCGCTGCCAATTGTGGCGATCGCGCCCACGAACAGCCCGAGAACCGCGCCACCAACAGCGAATGCTGCGACAGGTGCGACGAGTTGAATGCCGGCGGCCAGCATGTTGACGACCGCGCCACCTATGGTAGCAGCACCTGTTGCTGCGGCTCTGATGCCCCCCGTGACCATGTTGACGACGGCCCCGCCAATCTGCGCTACACCCGCACCACTGGCCCCACCTGCAGCCGTGAGTGCAGTCGCGATCGTGCGCTGCGTAAAGCCAGCCACCGCACCAGTAATGTCGACAGCACCACCAGCAGCAGCCCCGACAAGTTCGCGGCCCGCACCAAAGATGTCGCCAGCGTTAGGTCCGGCATTCGGCCGGCCGCCACCGGAGCTCTGCCGTCCACCACCATCTTCATCGGCTACTTCCTCGGCATCCCGTTCCGTAGCAAATGCCTGGACATCGCCACGCCGGAAGCGCCAACGGCCTCTCTCTCGGACAGCAGGCAAACGACCTCGACGGGCATAGTTAGCAACTGTGCCGGGACTGACCTGGAGTATGTCCGATGCTTCAACGCTGCTGATTGTTTCGTCGGCATCAGCGGCTTCATCAGCAGCCTCCTCGGTGGCTTCTCCCTGCGGCTCATCCGATGGTTCCGGTTCCTGCGGCCCTTGCGGCTCCCGCTCGTGCGGCTCGTGCGGCTCCTGCGGCTCCTGCGTAGCCTCTTCGCGACTGGTTCTCGATGCGCTCCATGCGCGCTCTAGCTGCGATAGCGATTTCCGTTCAGGCCCAGTGATTCTCGCGCCTGGCTTCCGTGACTTACCTGTGGGGCTTCGCTCTTGGCGGCCCGCGTAGTAACCGCCAGGCACCTTCGCCGACCACCTATATTGCCCACCGGTTGCGGCCAGCACGCGCCGCACATCTTCAGATGGCCCGGATGGTGTAGCATCTTCGTCCGCGTCGGGTTCGGGCTCAGCCCCCGTTGGTGTAGCAGCTTGCGACAGAGCAGCGTCGGGCGCAGTGCCCGCCTGGACCAGCTCGACAGCCCTATCCAGTATCCCCGCTTCGTCGGCAGCTATTGGCGATGCTGTACTATCGACGAGACTGAGCTCGAACCACTGGCCATCGGCATACGAGAGAAAGCGCTGCTGCTGTCGCAGTTCGGCGAGCACGTCCAGTACGGCCCGGTCGTCATCAGCCCATTGCGCCATTTCTTATTCTCCCAGTAGTGGACAACTGGCCCCACGCTTCAGACTCGTTTGACCGATTTGTATCGGCAGCAACGTCAGCACGGGAGCCAGGATACGAGCCGCCTGCCACAAGCGCTGGCGGCTAATATACTGGCCAAACTCCCACGGGGGCAGCCCCGTGTCGCGCATTACCAGATACGCCAGCATCAAGTCACTCACGTCGCTGGGCATTGCGCTCAAGTCCAGCGGATCACCATGCGCTATGGCGTCCGCGGCGACGGCAAAAAATCTGCCTCCGCATACCCAAGCACCGAATCCTTGTCCACCTCCCGCGCGAGGAAAGTCTTCGTCATCGGCGGCAGTAGCACCACTGCTTCTGGCGTACATTCGCGTTTGTCAGACCACCCCACCACACCCGCCGCTACAATCAGGTCAATGTGCTGCTGGCGCAGGTCGCGCGCTTCTCGCCCAATCGCGTTCATGCGATTGTAGTCGTCATCCGTCAGGTTCTCGCCGGCCTTCTCCCTTTGCAGCAGTTGGTTCTGCTCACGCTGCAATCGCAGCAGCTTGTCATTCAGCGCCTCGACGCCGGTCCGCTCTGTTTCCGTCATCTCGCGAATACGGAACTTGTCCCCCTGGAACTCGACCTCGCGAGAGTAGTAGCCCTCATCTCCCTGTAGCAACATCAAAGATCACCTCATCTGCCCTGTAATGGTGGAAACGTCTACGTGGTGCCAGTCGTGATGGCGATGGCCTGGGAGGCCGTCTGCGCGCCGAATGTCAGTAGACCATTGGCCGCAGCCTGTTCCTGGCTGAAGCTGTTCAGGTAGTTCTGGTCAATCACGATCTGCACATACTTGCCGCCGCCAGGCTGTTCCGCACGCAGTGTCACAGCGCCCCAGTCATCGGTGTCCATCATGTCGTCCGGCAGTTTATCGTGGAGCCCATACGAAATCTGCAGCTTCTCCAGCGTCGGCAGTATCGCATAGCACCCGCGGCTGATCTCTGGTTCGGTGCCGCCGATCGCGGCGTACTGCTGTCTCATCCCCTGCCGCTGGAGGTTGTTGTTGATGTTCACGCTCACCCGCGAAAGGATGTTGTGGTAATCCGTCCCGTCGATGGTCACGGACGAGTGCGACCAGATCAGCACGTCGCTGTCGGGCACCGTGATGGCCGAGATCGGCGTCGACTGCTTGAGTGATGCCATGCACCACAGATTCACATCGGCGGTGACGTTCTGGTTCTCCGCGAACGAGAATGCGATGGTATTCATCAGCGAATCGATGTACTGAAACGCATAGGCGTCACCATAGGCGCCGAACGTGCCAGCCTCCAGCGTCAGCAGTTGCAGGCCCTTCACGGTACCTACCTTGTCCGGGTCACTACGGTCGCGGATGGCGTAGTCGAGGAATGTCCCGTCGGCTATGTCAATGCGCGTCCTGAAGTCGCGCTCGCGCCGGCCAGGGAGCTGCGCCAGGTCACGGCTCTGTCCGATGGATTCCAGCGGCCGCCAGTTCTCGTTGCGCTGAGCTGCGGGCATTGGGCACGGCCCGATCCACGTAGTTACACCGGTCTGCAGTGTCGGGTCAGTTGTTGCCGTGGCTGCCACCAACTGCCCTGTCTGTGCTTTGTACGTTGCGTATCCTTGATGTGCCGCTCTGTACCTTGGGCTACTGTACAATGGCATAGTTTCACCTCTCACCAAAAAGCCCCACTCATTGGCAGAGTGGGGCTGTAACTGATTGACTGTTGTGGCGGCTTAGAGCTTGAGGCGGCGATCCGGTGCGGGGAAGAATGCTACAGCGTCTGAGGCGGTGCCGCCGCTGCTTGTACAGGATACAATGCCGGTGCAGCACGGATACACATAGCCAGCACTGGTATAGCTGTGCAGCAGGTTCGATTCGAGCTCGATGGACGTGTTCTCGATGATGCCGCCGGTCTTGATCACGCCCCACTCTTGCTCCAGCCAAACCTCATTGGGCGCGCTACCCGACCACTGTGTGATGAGAACGGTTTGACCGACACTGAACTGTGCGGTAGCCGCAACAGGAATCACAGCCTGCTCGGCTGCTGCTCCTGCGCCACCTACGGCCTCCGCGCCGAGGACGTAGGTATCGCCCACTGCGCCACCATTGCCCGTCCCGAGTACCACCTGCTCAATGGCCTTGTTGGTTCCGGCCACCACTTTCACCGTCGGCGTGATCGTCCAGTCGGCAGCAGCAATGGTGGTCACACGCGCCAGTATGACCGAGACGGCAGCCGCCGTGATGTCAATATCTGCGGCACCCACCACCGAGCCTCCCTTGATGAATGTACCCAGGGCAAGCCCTGGCGCAGCAGCACCCCCGTCTGCCGACGCATGAACGTTGGTGATGCTGATGGCGTTCGCGCCCAGGTAGTTCGTGATGATGGCCGCCGCGCGCTGGTCAATACGCCACTTCAGCGCCGTCAGGTAACCGTCAATGCCGGATACGCGGACGTCATCGTTGCAGTACTGGACGAGCTCATTGAGCCACGTGCGCATTGCGTCAAACTGGCCGATGTTCATGGCCTCGATCGCTGTGTCGAGCGCAGTGGCGTTTACGCCCTTGACGCGGTTCTCAAACGTCTCATCGCCGACAGCGTCGCATCGCGTCCACACATCGCTACCACCTACGGCTGCGGTCCTGCTTGCCTGCACCTGGTATGCGAACCTGTCCAGAATGCCCATAATTCCAGTCTCTACGGCTGTGAGTCCCATTGGTCATGACCTCCTATCAAAGAAGCCCCCGCGTGCTCTACGGAGGCTCTCTGCACACTGCACATTGCTGGATTTCTATTCAGTGAGCCATTGTCCCTCAATCGGCTATCCCGGTCCCCCACAGGTTTGACTGCGGCGGCTGCCGTACGATGAAGCTCGCCATCCAGCCACCGTAGAACGGGAAATCACCTGGCACAATGCGGAAGCCCACGGGGTGCATTTCGTTCCAGATAAGCCGCGTCAGGTCGTCGGGGTCGCGGTGATTGCTTCTGTACGCGCTGTGATAGAATATCGCCCGCACAACACCCACTACGTCCAGTGAGTTCTGCAACTGCCCTCGCGAAATCTGCGGTGGGAAGGCGCAGGTGACGTGGATCTCATCCTCATCAATGTGCCCCATGCCGAATTCCGTGGTGTTGAAGGCACCACCAACCACAATGGCGGGCCAGCCAAACTTGCCGATGTCAGCTTCACCCGCGTAGTGATATGAGCGCGGTTCGCAGGCTTCCCGGTTGAAGCCCGCAGCATCGAGCGCGGGCCACAGGTTCAGTTTCAGCGCAGCCAGCATCTCGTCGAGTATGGGGACCGGGCGCCCGAGCTGATGGTTGAGTACCCAAAGCACTTCTTCGGGGTCGAGTTCGACAGCCATTACTTGCCTCCGAATGCCACCAGAAGGTTTGACTTCTCCCCCGCAGGAGGTATAATAGTTATGCCCCAGCCAGGAGATGCGACGTGCCCCGTGTAGTGTCGCAGACGGGCAGGCGGAACGGGCCGCTGGATTACCTGGAGCTGCGCGGATGCGCCGTCGCCGAGTGCTTTCCGAAGCCTCGGCGATGTTACTTTCTCCCCTGGCCGCTTGTAGAGCAGCTTCCCCAGGCGCAAATCCTCCACGGCATTCCCCTCGTCCATGTACGGGTAAGCGGTCACAAAGAAGAGATCGTCGGGATCCTCCTCGCTCTGCTGCAGGAAAACGACGTAAGGATAGCCATTTGGATCCGCGTCTCCCTCCATCAGGTAGCCAGCACGACCTTCACGATCCGTGGCCTCATAGACCCGGTCAGGGTCACGCACGACTATGCCTACCCAGTGCATACGTGCCGCCCGTTCCGGCGCAAATACTCGCAATTCCTCGCGCTCCCGTTTACTGGGCCTCCTCCCAAGTTCGGCTCTCAACCTCTTCAGACGCTGCCCGACGTCCACGGGAGCTTTGGTGACTGCGTGGAAGATATTAGCTTCAACGAAGCTCAAGCGCCGTGGCGATGCCGGATCCTCCCAATTCAGTACCGGCTGCCGCCGAGAACTTCTCATATACAGTCTTCTGAATTTCTCTTTGGCTTTCTCCAGTGATGCTACCGGCTGCAAGTCAAAAGAGCTATGCTCGCGATTCCGCCACCCTTTCTTCGCCGCCTCCGAGTGCCGTTCCGACTCCCCATGCCACGACTTGCGCAGCCCGAACGCCACGAACAGCTTCGCTTTGTGCCCTCTGCCCCTGGTTATCTCCAACTCCTAACCGAACCCCCCTGCTTCAGCTGCCCTGTCCCGCGAGGCGACGGCGGCGGCTCCGTAAAGCCCCTCGTCCAGGTCGGCACTCCGCGCCGCTCCCGCGGCTCCCTGACGCCATTCCTGCTGTATTTGAGGCAGCATCTGTTCGGCCACAGACGACCAGGGCCCATGGGCCTGCATCTTCATGGTCCCGTGCGCAAGCGCCGCCGGATATGAGAAGCCACGCTCCGTCTTCGCTGTATTCCAGAAGTTGAGAGTGATACCGCCGCTCCAGCGCAGCACACTGTAGCTCCAGGACCGCTCCAACTTGCCTGACTGCATGTTGATCACGCTACGATTGGCCACGAAGCCTCGGGGCCCTGCTCTGTGAGCACTGGCATAACCGGGAATCGTGCGAGGTTGTCGCAGTGTGCCAAATGTGGGTTTGACATAGCCCCCGACGACAGGATGGTGGTAGCCATAGGGGTGTCCCATTTTGCGCAGGTCGTTGAGCGACAGCGGGCCTCGGCTGAGGCGCCGTAGTGCGCTATGCCATTGGCGAGCGAGCTGCTCGATCTGCTCAATACGGATGTATGGCGCGTACCGCGGCGATAGAAGCTTCACTGTCTGGACTGGGTAACCGGCTGGCGACATGTGGATGTCCACCGACGGGTGCCCAACCATTTCCATGAGCAGCGGCTCACGTGTCGGCCTTGGCACCGGCGCGCCCGGCGGTTGCGATGGAGTGTAGGCACGCGGACGCATCTGCGGCAGTGGCACAGGCCAGTGCGTTTCGCCCGCTGCCCGGCCCTGGTACACAGGATGGCTCGCAACGAACTCCCAGTCTTGGACGCGCATTATCCACTCCCCGGATGCTTCGCGACCAGGTAGCCCTTCTGCGGCGCGAGGGTAGTCTGAAATGGCAGTGGTCGTGGCGGGCTCTCGTCGCCCAGCAGATACCAGAAAACGGGATTGTATAGATACTCCACGGTGTAGGTAGCGCCGTCATCGGGCGCACTGCCCCCGTCGAGCCACACGATTTGCTTATTGGCGGCGTCGAGCTCGCAATCGGTATCCACGGTGTACTTCACGTCGCGGTCTCGGACTGCTCGCAACGTGCACGGATATGGCCACGCAAGTGCGTCGGTGCCTTTCTGCACCTGCTGGCGCTGAAGCATCTGCCGCCCTACCAATACGAGTTTATCCAGCGGCCCCAGCAGGATCTCGTCCGGCATATTCTGGCAAGTCAAGTCGCCGACTTTCACGAAACCGAACTCGGGATGAACGTACCGCTTTTTCACCGCTGTGATCAGCACGCGCACGTCGTCAGCCAATGTCTGCTCCTCATAGATCTGGCCGAATTCACACTTACTGCACCAGCGCTGCTCGTCATAGTTCTCCTGCGGGTTGTAACAGGTGCAAGGCATGGCCTTGATCAGGCGCACCCGTTCGCCGCCGGCGCGAATTGCCTGGCGAAATACCTCGGGGTTCATATCACAATCATCCTCGGCGGCCGGTTCTGCGAGGCCCACGACGCCATGAACTTCTCGACGCTCGCAGTCTCCTGCTCGATGACCCGTTCCGGCGTCTCGAAGTTCTGCGAAAAACCGTCGAGACTGACATTGGTGGGCACCAACCGGCGGTTGTCCCGTATCAGGCAGATCGCGGCATACCGTGCGAGCTGCACCCGCATTTCTGCCAGTTCCGAGTGCGTGTCCGGGTCTGTGAAGCCTGCCGTGTAGTCGATGGCCACGAACTGCGGTATGATCTTCCATGGCCACGAGCGGTCTATCAACGGCGCATACCACGCACCCATGCTTCCGGCAATTGCGGCTACGCCGATGGGTATGACGTCAATGATCCCCATGCGGTGGTTCACACGCAGCCAACCATCGGGGATCTCTAACACCGGGTAGGTCTCACCGAACTGCAGTCGCACACTCTGCACAGAAATGATAGGCCGGCTCTTTGTGCGCCACTTCGGCAGTGTGGTGCGATCTATGCTGCCTGTCTCATACGAGAACGGTGCCTCCACGCGGTCGTAGTCGTCACCCATGACCTGAGTGCTCGTCGGCAGGGCCAGGATCACCGTGGGGTCAATGCGCATCTGCAGTTCGCGCTCAAAGTGATCATGCGCCGCATCAATGGCCTCCTGGTAAGCATCATCATAGCCATCTTCGCCCAGGGGGCCGTTCTCGATGTACGGGATCATCCCCACCAGGCGGCGGCGTACCTGTGCTTTCGTGATTGCGGGCATGGCTTGTTACTCCTCGCTCTTCCGCAGTGCCTCAGCGACCGATGAACACAACACCATGACGATCTCGTGCTTGGACATGCGCGGGTTGACTACCAGGCCACGGGCCTCCGCGCGCTCCAGTAGTTCCGGCTTGGTCAGATCGTGGAGATCGCCCTCGACGCCGGCGAGGGCGACACCAACCGCCAGCTCGTCGGGTTCATCCTCCGCTCCCGCGTCTTCATCAGGTTCGGACACGTATGGCAGGGCGAGCAGCTTTGCCACATCCTGCTCGCGCAGCTCATCAACAATGTCGCAGGCGGTCAGACGACCATCCTCGACGTACCCAACGATGCCCTGGCACACACCAGCCGCGTCAAACGCCACCAGCGCATCGTTCACGAACAGTCTGCGCCCTGCCAGCTCCCTGCTCACCAAGTGCGTCATTCTCTCGTGCCCCTCTTCATTGTTCTATGCCGCCACAGTGCCCGAACGTCTCTACTGCGGCAGTGACGCTCCAGAGCGCGTCCACGTGATGGTGACCTCATCGTCGCCACTCAGATAGACGCTGTCCGTGAACTCGACCTCAACCTGGAAACCAGTGGCCGAGAAGCTGCTGAGTACCAGCCGCATTGTGTAGCCGGCCTGGGTGGAGAACACTGGCACAGGTAGCTGGCCTACGAAGCTCGCCGCTGCCGTGCAGGCAATGGCCGCTTCCGCATAGACGCTGCTGTGTGTGACCGCGATGATCCGCCTCTCGCCGTCAACCATGCCGCTGATCTTCAGCCAACCAGCCGCTGTTTCTGCAGCAGTCGCCAGGTCGCCGAGCTTTGCACGACTCGCCGCTGGGCTCATGCCGTTAAGCAGGGCCCGCACATCCGCTATCTTGAGCATCGTCCACACCTCCGTATGGCATAGAGGGCGCAGTCGGTAATGACTGCGCCCTCGTGTTTTCCATCAGACTGCCGCCTGGCGCTACGCAGCGTACGCGCCGAGTGGGTCCCACCCAGCATCGCGCGTCTTACGCGGCAGGATGTTCCGATACACCGCGCACCACTCCGGTCTGGCTACCCGCAGCGTTCCGTACAGGTTCATAAGGAACGGGCGAGTCGGCCCGGTCTGTGCCAACGGCTTTTTGGTCAGCGGCAGAAGCTGCGACCACTGCTGGTTAGCTCCATTGACTTCGGTTTGACCGAGCCCGAGCATCAGCACATGAGACGTCCCGGGAACCCAGTAGCCAGTGTCAATATAGGCCGTAGTCACGCCATCAGTGATCGGTGTCTGCCACAGGAAACGGCAGTCGGCTGCGGTAGCAGCATCCTTCTCGGACCGGTAGATAAAGTAGCCCGTAGCCGCCGCAGACGCGTCACCATTGGTGATCGTCAGGGTGACCTTCTCCCCCAGCGTCACAGCGACAGCCGCCTCCATCGCGACACCAACGCTTTGGCCGTTCTCGTTGACCGCAGTCACCTTGTACCAGTAACTGCCAGTTGGTATAGTTCCACCCGTGCCGGCAGCCGCCGCCGCAACAGACGTCGGTGCCGAGGGACGGTTCGCATCACCCTCGACCGCACTCGGGCATGCCCAGCCGATCCTGTTGAACGGATCGCGCTCGAACGAAATCCGGCCCTGAGCGGTGTCAATGCCAGCGGGATTCGTACCCGGCCAAGCATCGCCACCACTTCCACCCGGCATGATCACAACACGCTCCGCTGTCGCATAGGCAGCACTGAGGTCACTGACCACCAGTGGATTTGCGAATGCGTGTGTGAGGGTACCTCCTGCATTCACGATGTCGGCAGCCAGCCCTTCGAAGTCCTCACGGCCCGTCAGGATCGTGCCGGCGGCATCATAGCCCACCATGCTGTTCGCGTCTTCGCTTGCCAGTGAGTAGAACCCGTTGACACGCGTACCAATGACACTCCGGTCCGCCCAGTAGAAATCCCTGTTCAGGCGCTGGATGATTGACTCAGTGCCGCCAACCTCTTCCACGAGTTCCGGGTTGGCAATGTTCTGGACCAGCAGCGACACGTCCGACACTTCACGGTAGCTGCGGTAGTACGCAACCTCCGAGTACGCACGCATGATCGCGGAGATGTGGTTAGCCGGATTGGAGCTCTCAGCCACCGCCATTCCCCACTGGTCCCCGAACGATGTCCTGCGATCGTACTGATCTATCGTCGCGTGAATCGGGTTTTTCCTGATGGCACGCCACAGCGCCGCCGAGGTCATCGAGACGGTGCTTGTGTACAACACGTTGTCCAAGCTCTCATACTGGAGAGCACGCCCCTGAGTGAAGGCGGCCGCGTCAACACCCGAGCCGGCTTCTAGAGATTTGAGCATGTCCTGGACCGCGACACCGCCCATGAATGAGCCGAGCCCATCCCAAGCCGCCTCTTTGATAACCTGCACGTTATACATTCCTGCACCTCCAAAAAAGCCCGCCAATAATGGCGGGCCTCATCTGATTTACGTCCTGTTGTCTGGCACGAATGCGAAAAGCCCGCCACCTTCGGCGGGCCCCTGTTACCTGTCGCTATTCCGGCCTGGCGCTACTCGCCGATAGCCTTCTTCAGTTCCTGGAAGCGCGGCTCATGGTTCGGCCACGCGGCAGGATCGCCAGCGGCATTCTGCATGGCAAGCGCCTCCATCTGCTCGAGGCCTCCCAGGCCCTTCTCGAGCGCTGCCTGGGTAACGTCAATCACCTCGCTACGGTCGCGCGTGGTGCCATCCGCGTCATCTTCACCGGTGAACCGCTTGTCCAGCAAGCGCAGGTGCGGTGGATTGGATCGCGGCGTCATGTGGAGCCCTTTGCGGATGCTCTCTTGAGTGTCCGCCATAGCCTCCACAGCCTTGTAGAGCGGCTCCAGCACACTAACCAGCTCCGTGGCCATCGCCGTCATCAACTGCTCGCCGTCGACCACCTGCAGGCCACCAGCTGCCACGCTCTTGCGCAACTTCGGTTTCCGCGCACCGGGTTCGTCATCTTCGTCCGTCTCGTCAGTCTCGTCGGTTTCGTCCACATCGGCAGGCTCGGCGCCTTCGTCTTCGTCGTCAGGAAGATCGAGGTCGAGGTCAATGTCCGAGGTGTCCTCGTCGGCAGCTTCGCCCTCGCCGCCCTCGCCGTCTTCGTCTTCCTCGTTCCCCTCGTTGTCCTCGCCAAACAGCCCCTGCCGCAGCGTCTTCCTGAACGTGCCGAGGGCTTTGTCGAAGAGCCCCTTGTGAATGGGCGCAGGCTCCTGCTCGAGGCCATTCTCATCCGCATCGGGGGCGTCGTCCCCCTCAACAGCCTCAATCGCATCGTGGATGGCCGCCTCGCCGTTGTCCACGTGCATGTCTTCGAGCGCCTTCTCGATACCTGCGATATCAACTTCGTCAAGCGTCTCAGGATCAATGTCATGCAGCGTACAGAATGCCAAGAACTTTGGATCCATTGTTATGCTCCTTCCGTTGTTTGCCTTCGCTGTCTGCAAAACCTAAACGCCCAGCCGCACTTGACTGGGCCGATACATGCCTGTCTTTTCGTCGTTTCTCACATGCGCCTGGCCCCCCTTTTGCCCTTGCACCGCAATTCATCGGCAAGTCGGCGGAGCTTTTCTCCCGAACCCAAAGCCTTCTGAACTCTGCTGGCTCCTTCTGCCTTGCGCGTCATCTGCCCACCGCACTTGGCACACTTCAGTGCATCACACGGCTCTCCGACAGCATGTTCCGCCTCCGCGCCACACTTGAGGCAGACGCATACACCGCCCGGGCCGGCTGCCAGTGGCCCTCCATTCCTGCCGCGCGGGCGACGTTTGCCGTCGTCGAGGCTTTCGCGTTGCAGCGCCGCACCCCCGCGCTTCTTTGCCGAGTCCACTTCCTGCCCAGCCTCAAGCAGCGCCTTCGCCAATCTGTACGCACCCTCGCTGTAGCCTCGTGAGTTCGTTTCCGGCTGCTCAGTGCTTGTGGCAACCTGGACCATCGACAGTTCTGGAGCCAGTATCAACACATCCGCGTGCCCATCAGCGTCGTCACTCTCGATGCCCGCCTCGTCAAGCGCCTCCAAGGACTTGACGATGCGTACTGTCGCGTGTGGGTTGACGGGTTGCCCCGTCAGAGCGACTTGTGTCACCATGACCTGCTGCACTTGGTTACCTTTTCGTACGGCTGTGCCGTGCAGGCTATAACCGAGCTTGGCATCGCTGTCGATCATGTAGTGCGCCCGACGCAGGTCTTCAGGAGAATCGTCATTCAGCGGGTACACACGCATCTTGGCGTAGGTGCCACCGCCATTCAGGCTGACGCCGAAATCACGTGCGGCCTCCTCAGCAGAGATCTTCCGCACCTCAAGCACATCGCCGATCGGCACGCTCCCATGCTCCCAATTGAGCTTGCCCCACTGCTGCAGGTACGGATACGATTTCCCCAGCGCCTCCGCCGGCACACTCTCGCCCTGCAGGTCCACAGTCTCATCGGAAATGACCCCGTCGATGATCCGCGCTCCGTCGTCCGCCTTGGTGGACTTCAGAAGCGGCATGAATGTCGTGATATTCAGTGTCTCATCTCCTGTGTGCATCAAGCACACCTCCTGCAAAACAGAAAAGCCCCGCCAGTAGGCGAGGCTTCACAGACCAATGAGCGATTGTTGCTACACGTGCGCGCGCCACTTGCCGAGCATCCGCTGCAGCTTCACTCGTTCGGCGCACAGGGTGACGTAGTGCCCTTCGGCGCGCCGATCCGGCTTGCCGGGCTTGCTGGCCAGCTTGGCCAGACGGGCGATTGCGTCCTCAACCACAGCCAGGCGTTCCTCCGCCGCCGTCTTGAGCCTGTCCCGCGTTTCCTGCGCCTGCGCCTGCCGTCCACTGACATTGGCCAGCAATCGCCGCAAGCCATGGACGCTCTGCTTGTGTTGCGCTTTCGTGATCCCCATCCCGCCGTAACCTCCGGTCATTTCCTGTCATACATACGCGCCATAAGATCTTGAGCAGCGTTATGCAAGCGGTCGTTTCTGGACGTGCGCACCTGCTGCGCCAGGCCCGTATCATCCAGCAGCTCAGTCGGCTCCTGGAAGATTTCCGAAAGGCTGAACTTGTCCAGCACCCGCTGGCGAGCCTTGTGGTCAATTGGTGTATCGGCAATCGCGTTATGCACGAACACTTGATCACGCAGTTGACCGACACGGTGCATCCGGCCCGTCCGCTGCTCGTGCGTCTTGGCCGTCATCGGCTGATCGTAGTGGTAGAGCCAGCCGGCGCGCTGCAGGTTCGCACCACAAGCGGCCGCATCCGATGCAACGAGGATGTCATACTTCGCAGCCCCACGCTGCGTCTCCGCACGTTCTACCGGCGCCAGTCCATCCGTGTCCACCGGCGGATGAAAATTCAGCCGTGCCTGTTCCTTCTCCAACGATGTCTCCTGCCCGGATAGCCGCCCAACGCGGAAACCGGCCGCCTCCAACCCCACCTTGATCTGCCGCACCGACTCCAGATTGTGGGCAAACACAATCCCCGGTAACTGTTTGCCGTCGTCATCGGACTTGCTGTAGCCAGCCGCCGTCTTGAGTACATGCTGGAGTTTCGCGTTCTGTTCCGCCGGCAACTGAGCTTCGGCGTGTATGATCCGGCGCAACGCCATGTCCCGCAACATGCCCTGCGCGCCACCCAACTCTCTGGCGATGGTGCTTGCCTGCTCGTCACTCACACCCTTGAACGATTCCGGCGAAAGCTGGCGCAACGCCGCCACATGCTCAGGACTGCCAGCATCTGCCTTGCGCGCATTCCGGTAGTCCTTCAGCACGTCCCTGTAGAGCTGTGTCTGCTGCGGCGTGAGGGTAATCTCGTGGTCGTGCTTGACCAGCTGCGCTTCCGACTCGATCTTGTCCGCCATGACATACGGAGCCATTTCCCGCTGGATAGCCTGCCGCGAGCCCTGCGTGTTCATGCCGTACCGACGGTGGAATTCGTCCCAACTTTCCTGCGGGTACTTATCGGGCCGCAGTTTGTGCAGTACGTCGAATGCCTCTGAGATGTCATTCTTCACAGGTGTACCGGTCATAGACACGTGATACTCATGCCCGGCCGTCAAGTCATCCAGCGCGTTCGCCATCGCCGAATTCGGTTTGCCCCGCCGGTTCAGGAGATCGTGACCTTCGTCAATGCAGTTGTGGACCAGCACTCCGTTGGCAAAGAAGTTGTGATTCCCATCGACAGTCAGGTCGTAAACGACGGCTGCTCGTTCGACTTCCTCAATAGCCGTAATTCGCGCCGTCGCCGGTTGTATTCTGCCATTTTCTCCGGGTCTTGCATTCTCTGCCGAGCCCGCTGCTTGTACAGCTTCTTGTTTTCCTCGTAATGCCTCCGCCCGTATGCCTTGCGCCATACTTTTCGGCATCTGTCCGAGCACAGCGGCGTTTTCCGACTGGCTGGAAGGTCCATCGTTTTCCCGCAAACTGCGCATGGCTCCTGGGGCACTGACTCTGCCAGTTTGTACGCCATGGAGGGCACAACCCAGGGCCGCACAATGTCCGAGAAAACTAGCGCATCCTCCACGTTCAGTCGAAGGCACGTCATTTGGCGCGCACGCTTGGTCACGTGCTGCAATTGTGCCGTCACCCCGAACTTTTGCAGCGTGTCCCTCAGTCGCTCGACATCCGCCAACGGATAGCGGTAGGTGTGCAGCATAATTTGCCTGCCATTGCTGCTGCCATCGTCCATAAGCCAATAGGCCATGCCTTCCGGCGTAAGCCATTGGCCGATTTGCTCGGGAACCGCCCGCTTGCCGTTGGGGTAGCAGGCCGAGTATAGCTCCTCCAGCTCTGCCAAGCTCCGTGTCACAATCGTGTATAGGTCGCCACCCCATCCCCCATTTGCGGATCGCTTCATCGGGGACGCCATAAGTGGCGAAAGCCGCTCTGCTAGATGCTCGGCGTATTCTTTGTGGGCCACGGTATGTCTGACTCGTAGCCTCGGGGAACCACCCGCATTCTGTCGCGACATGTAGCCGTCGCCGAGCATGACGCCCACCAGCATATCGAACAGCTGACCGATATCCATCTACCATTCCCCGTTTTCTCTGAAGTGACAGCAGCAAATCGCCAATGTTAAGTTCGCCAGCTTCGACCCATCCGCGGTTCTTCGTGTAAACCACATGGTCTGTAGTACAATCCATGTAGCTATTGTCCGTCCAAACGCGAAGCATCCGCTTGCCGCGGCCATCACGTCTATAGAAAGCAGTCACTGTTTTCGGTTCTATAGTGTGACTGGCTTCATTATAGCTTGCAACCTTCACGTCAGTAAACGAATCCACAAGCTCTCTGACTGGGACCTCGCGACCGTCAGCAAGCAATATCAAGGCATCTCCGGGTAAGCAACTGTAATCAAACGTCCACCCGGCATTCTTCAGCACTTCCTGCACTGCCGGCCTGCGTTCACCCTCCGGTGTGCTCCGAAGCCACTGTGCGGCTGCAGTCACATCGCCGTTGTGCCGCGCCTGCGCCACCTCGTAGATAACGTCATCGCGCAGCGCCTGGTGCGTCACAAAGACCATTTCGACCTTCGGGTCCTTGTAGGTATTGAGCCTCTGGCTCAAGGGCATACCAGCCAGGACGCGCCAGCGATACCCCTTGCCATCCGGGGTACGCGGTTCGACGAAGCGCAACGCCTCCGAGCCGAATTGACCTGCGACTACCGAGGGAACAGCGTAAATCGCCCTGGTTGCCTTCCCCTGCTTGTGCAGGTCTGTGAATGCGCCCAATCCGACAACCGTCTTGCCGCTACCGACACCTAGATGTAGCCCGACACGCTTATTCGCCTCAATGAGCTTGATCGCCCGTTGCTGCCGCACATACTTCCCGCTCAGTGCAATGGCCGGCGGCAAGTCCACCTTCTGCCCGGGCTTGAAGTTGGCCGCAATGGTGGGCATGATCTTCGCCAGTTGGTCCTCGACGGTCTCACCCAATGTGGAACGGTCACTCATGGGCTTGTACTCATCGGGCTCGCCATCGCCGAAGTCAAAGCCGAAGTCGGACTGGTGGGCCGCCCGCTGCCGTGCAAGCAGTTCGTCCACTACGGCCCGCCGCGCCCCCGGCGAGAACCGCCCGCTCTTGTCGCGCAACGCTACATCCGCCCCCAGCTTGGCACGCTGCTCATTCTCCACATCCAGCATCTGCTGGCGAGCGCGTTCGTCCAGCGTACCGAGCACGAACCTGTCGTAATTGGGGACCGGTCGCGAGCCCACCTGCAACGGGGTCCCGTAACGGCGTTGGTAGTGCGCTGCAAAGCGCTCCGCAAAATCGCCCTTCATGTGGTCGCGGACGGACTCGTATGCCGCCGCCGGACTGGGGAAGCTATCCACGAAGCGCTCCCACGCATCCGGCGCGACCTGCATGTCCTCCGCATTGCCGCCGCGCTGTACCTCGGTGCTGCCACCAAACATGTCCATCTGGACGCCCGCGACTTCTTCTGCGCGCGCCTGAGCATTCCGCGCATTGGCTCGTTGCGCCGCCGCCTCTTCACGGCGGTCCTTGGTCAGGTTCTCCCAGAAGTAATCACGCACAGCGGCCTGCACTTGGTGGCGGTTCTGCTCAGTCACCGGCATGAATGCCGCGGTCGCCGCCGGCGCCTCAGCCAATGCTTCGTGCATCGCATCGTACGTCGGTTGCCCAAGCTGGATCACCTGTGACTGCAGTGTCTGTGCGTCCTCCGCGATCTCTCCGCCGGCAATCATACGCTTCCGGGCACTCTCTATGCGCTCAGCCAGTTGCGCTTCGTACTCTACGTCATCAAGGTCGTTCTGGGGGAAGTAAGCGACCATCGCGTCGTTGTAGGCGCGCTGCAGGTCCGCCGTCACGTTCTCGGACACAAAACTCTGTGTCGTCGCGTCACGACGGACTGCACGCGGGTTGTACGGGTTGTCCGCCATGGCGTGATCGAGGAAGTCGAATGTCGCGTCGCGCACTTCGCCTGGCGTCATGCCATCTCGCAGCTGCAACTCCTGGTGAAATGCAAACGCCTCTTCAGCTTCGGGGAACGACGGTATTGCCGCAGGATCACGGAAGCCCTGCGGAAGCCAGTTATCCTCGTCGTGCTTGCCACTCTTGATGGCCACAGCCGCATCATAGGCCTTCGTGACATCCGGGTCGGGTTCCCGCAGCAGCTTGCCGAAAGCACTCTCCGGAATAGCGATGTAGTTGTTGCCGATGTCTGAAACGGCCTGGTAGTCCCCTACGCCCAAGCCGAGTGCCGCCGCCAGCTCGTGGACGCGTCGATTGCCAATCTGCCCCAACGCCGCCCGCAGCTCTTTGGTCTCTCCGCCCATCATGGCGAAGTTCATGGTCCCGGCCATCTCCAGCCGACCCAGTGCCTCGCCCAACTCCACACCCGCCGTATCGAGCAGCCGCGCCCGCTCGTCGTTCAACTGCTCAATAATCAGCAGGTCGTCAGCGTCGGCATTCGCCAGGTCGATGCCATCCACTACCGCGTCGGCCTGCTTGATGAGATCGGCAGCGTGTGTTGCCGCCTGCTCAGCGATGTTCTTCTGTGTGTCCACATGCCTCTGTGCCAATGCGTCGCGGACCACATCAAGCTGCGAAGCATCTAACCGCTTTCGTAGGGCATAGGCTGCGAGCTGCGCCGCCGCATCGGTGCCCAACAGATCGGCAGTCAGGCGGTCAACAGGGCACGCATCATGCAGAACGGTCTGCATGGTCTCGTTGAGTGCATTGTACCTGCCGGTGGCCACCATGTTTTCAGCGGCAATAACGCCCTTCTCCCCGACTGCGTCTATCTCACCCAACAGCTTCTCAGACGCCTGCCGTAGTGCCATCTGCTGCAAGTCGTTGTTGAGCTGCTTCTCCAGATTATCGACCTCGTCACGCCGCAGGTCCTGACTGACTGCCATGGTGACGCCCTGCGCTATCTCCAGCGCCTCATCGGCATCCTCAACCTGACCCATCTCGCGCCGCGCACGATTGATCTCTGTCTGCTTGAGCTTCCACTCCTGGTGGGCCAGCAGTATCTCCTTGGCGTTCTCAGGATCCTCCAGCACCGTTGAGACATTCAGCTTGTGCGCGCCAACATCGCGATAGGGCTTGTCCATTTCCCGCGCCTCAGCCGCGCCAGCTATCAACCCCTGTACGGCGTCTTCAGCCGCCTGCGCGCTCTTGATATAACCCGTCTGTTCCGCACGCTCAAAGGCCTGCTCGCGCGTTGCAACACCCATCGCTCGCGCTTCCCGCTCCGACAAACCGGCTTCCCGTGCCGCATTCTCAATAGCTGCCACATAGCCCAAGCCAGAGCGGTCTGTTTCTGCCCTTGTGTCCAAGCTCGCGATCGGTGCCTCGCCGAGGCTTTGAGCCACCTGTGCATCATGCTCCTCGATAACCTTCGTCTTCAGATCCTCAACCAGGGCCTGCACCTTGCGCTCCGCGTCTCGCGCACGCGCACGCTCAATTCGACGCCTACTGTCAGCAGGCATCTGCTCAGCCTGCTCTGGTGACAGGGCAATGTTCTCATCCCAGTTCTGCAGTTTGCCAATGCGCCTGACCAGTTCTGCGCGTGCAATGTCCTCCTGCTCTTCCAGATCTGAACTGAGTTTCGACGCGGCTTCCTTTGCCTCATGGCTCTTGGCATTGTCCCTGCCGCGCTTCTCTGCCCGGCGTGCACGCGCCGTCTGCTTCCAGTCCGCCTCAGAACGCAGTTTTGTCAGCTTCGTGTAGTTGAGCTTGCCGCCGGCACCGCCGACAATTGTGCCCGTGCCGTCGGAATTCACGCGGATCATGACCGGCACACCGCGCCCCTCCTCACCGTTCGGGTGTACCGTGATCCAGCGTGTGTTGGGGTCATTGGGGTCGTGCCGGCCCTTGACGAGAGGGGAAACGTGCGTCAACGACCACAGCTTGCGCACCGTGGCCTCTGGCACCACTCCACCCAGGCTATGCAGTTGCACCGCACCGGCTACCTCGTCCAACAGCCCAAACACCGCGAAAAGCTCTTTCATCGTCGACCTTTCTAGGTTGCTACCAACAGACTTCATCGCCGGGCTGCTTTCGCCGAACAACGTGGGTTGCGGTCGTGGGCGCGTACGGTACCGTGTCCCCTGCCGCTTCGTCTCATGCTTGTTGCTCATCCCCTGCAGCGTGTCCCACAGATCCCGGTGCACCACGCTGGGGCTACAGACATGCCCGTATTCCGCAATCAGCTTGCGCAGCAATGGCGCATGTACGCCCCGGCCATGCCACTGCGGGGCCGTCCAGGTACTGGTGACCGTAACGCCATCATTGGCTTTCGAGGGCTGCAGATGTAGTGTTGCCACGAGCTTGCCATCCGCACCGAATATGCCATAGCCGCACCGCTTGCCATTACCGTGCTGCCGAATGAGGACGGCCTCGTCATCAGACAGATTGACGACAGTATCATCGGTGGCGGCGCCGAACTTCTCATTGAGGTCGCTCACAGAAGTGCTGGCGTGTGGTGAAACCGCCGTCGTGACTCGCGGAGCGGCTGGGGCTTCTCTGCGACTATGCCCGCTCACCTGTACCGTCTGTCCTCCACGGAGGCGGCGCGTGTGGGGTTTGACTACGCCCTTCGTCAGGCTGGACTTATTGCTCGAGGGGGCTCGCGCATCGCTCACCACACGGAACCCGGGCAGTTGCACGAACTCAGAGTCGCTCAACGGCGGCGTATGGGGCATCATGTAGAACGCCCAGAGGGGGCCCTCACTTGTGGTTGTCACAATGCCTGGAACTTCGCCACTCGCACTATCCATGATGCAACCCATCTTTCCGCCGAATAGACGCGGTAGTTCCACCAACACCGCACTCGCAGCCACCGCCAGTGGAATGTGTCTCGAAGCCATCGTCGTAGTCTACGCCGGATTTTACTTCGCATGTTGAAACACTCTTCAGTCATGCTACCCCTTCTGCCTGAGCAGCCCTTAGCCGCCTAGCGAAGGCACACTTCGCCAACTGCTCTTCCGACATCGCCGCCACCGTATCCACCGAAGTCGCCTGTCGCCTTGCAGCGGCCTGCCGGATGTGCTATCATTCTAATCGAGTTCTGCTTACCGGGGCGGGAATGGCAATCCGCCGCGCCTTCGGCAACGAAGGAAGGGAGTTCCTGGGAGTGCCGGCCCAGGGGTAAGCAGAGCTTTATCGTGTTCGTACGTCCGCCACGTGAATCGTCGGTATCACGTGCCTACCCCGGGAAATGCTCTCCACGCTCAATACCACCCGCAGTACCCGCTTCTCCCTCAACAGCACGTCTATTATCATGCGTCCTAACCTGCCTATTCGGCACACGCTGCCGGGCATGCTCAGAAACGCCTGTGTGGCTCTGCGCCACGCCCTACATGCTCGAGTTCCCACCTGTCTGCCAGTTCCGACAGCCGCGCCCGCTCAGCCGGCAGTGTGGTCCGCCGATCCATAGTCTTCGCCTTCGGCCACAACGACTTGAACGGGCTCTTCTGCTCAGCGTGCTTGGCGCGCTTCCGTGGCTTTCTGGCCTCCTGCAGAGTGCAGTGGCAGTTGGTTGTGCACGCCAGCGTGGCGGATTGCGGAACGATCGCCATGCGCACCAGTTCCTGCACCCGGTACACGCCCGTGCCCCAGCGCCCGCCCTGGTGGTCCCGGTGAGCGGCGATCGCGTCCAGCATCTTTGCCTGTGTTTTCGTCGGCCCCCGCTGCGGATCAACCTGCCGGTTGATGTTCTGCGCGAGTGCCCCCATCTTGCCTGCCATGTACGCACAGTCCACACAACTGGTTCCGACATCCCCGCTCAGTGTCCACCGGACGTACCTGTCCTGCGACAGGTCAGCGTATAAGTAGCCCAGCCAGCGAACTTCACTCAATGCGTTGGTGTACAACTGCAGGCGGTTGTCAATGTTCATGCTGTACTCGCCAGTCTCAATGTCGAGCAGCATGTTCAACGCGTACTCAGCTTCGTTATTGGCCAGGCGCCGGATGATCTCGCGTTCGTTCGGTGCCAGGCGCTTGTCGCTACCCCCCATGCGCTTGCCGGCCAGGAACGCCTCATCGTAGCAGCGGTTGAAGCGTGTACGCATCTGCCACTGGACCTGCCGCTTGATACGCTGATACGCAGCTTCAGCATCGCTGTTGCCGGCAGCCGCCAACCGCATGACCTGCGCGTCCATGAATACGTGCGTGGCGCTCGACATGGCCGCGTGGAAGCCCTGCTGGCATGTGGCGAAGTCACGCTCGCCCTCCGCGCGCTCAGCCTTGCTCAGCGGGCGCTTGAGCGCCTTGCGGATAGTCTCCCAGGCTTCTTCCTCCGGCATGTCCGCCGGTATGTTGAAATCCACATGGAGCATTACTCATCCTCCGCCGACAGATCCTCGATGCCCTCGAGATCCAGCTCCAGATCAGACGCGCCCCTATCATAGACCGACCCCAGGCGCACGCTGATAAAGTTGCGCGCACCGTCCCAGATGCGCTTAGCAAGGCTCTTCCGGACGGGCTGCTCGGGTTCGGGCTCGGGGACGGGTTGCTGCTGCGCCCCCTGCTGTTGCATCATGGCCGCCATATCAAACTCTCCGCCCTCATCACCCGCACCGGCGCCCGGCAGCATCCCCCCCTGCTCGCCCTGCTCTTCCTGCTTCTCCTGCATCCGCGCCTGCTGCATGTTCTCCGCGACAGGCAGGTCCGTCCAACGCCGCAACACCCCGCCGCGTTTCCGGTAATTCCTGGCAACTACCTCATCAAACTGTACGGGGTCATATTGCAGGTTGGGTCGCGCATCCAGCACCGCCTCGTGTATCTTGTCCCACAGGTCCGGGTTCACTGGATCACGAAACGGTGGCTTGTCCTGCGCCGCGCGCTCTTCGTTCGGTGTGCTCAAGCCGGCCTGCAGGCGCCCGATGCGCTGCTGGTGGTTCTGCTCTTCGTCCTCTTTGTCCACGCCGGTCGGCTCGATGATGTACGGTCCGATGCCAGTATTGGGGTCCGCATAGAATCGCGACACAATGAACCTGTTGATGACCGAAAACACAGTCCGCACCAGGTTATGCAGGCCCGTCGCCTGCGCGAATGCCACGCGCTCAGCGCCACCCTCGCCGGTCATCACACCGCCGCGTGTCAGGAACGCCTGGAAGTTCATCTCCTCTGCGGCAACCCCAAACGATGCGCATAGGCAGTTGATCGCGAAGATTAGGTACTCGCGCCACATCATGTCGTCGCGCTGGTTCGAGCGCATGGGGATGTAATCGAGCTTCGCATCTTTCTCACCGAAAATCATGGGGAGCTTGTGCCATTTGCCCGGGCCGCCAACATTCTGTATCAGCGTCGCGCCGAAGTCCTGTAGCCACTCCTCGGAGAAATCCCCTGTGCCGTAGACCATCCCGGCGGGGACGTTGCTGTTGGTGAACACACTCGCGTTGAAACTGAGCGCATTGGAGATGCCCGTGACCATCTGCACCGAGCTCTCCAACTCGCTGAACCCGTAGCCCTGCGACCACCAGTCGGTGCGATGGTTCCGAACGACATATGCCAGCTCATCGGCACCATACTCTTCAACCACGAGGTCTTCAGCATCAAAGCCCTGGCTGGTGAGCAGCTTGTCCGGCTTGAGCATGACGTACTCAACGAGTGTGTCATCACCATCGCGCAGCGTGGCTTGATATGGCTCGACATTCACGACATCGCGGTACGCATTGATGTCGGGTATCACACGCCGGATCAACGCGCCGTCCACCGCTTGGAACATAGCGGGCTGGCGAAGGCCGTCGCTGCCGAGGAGGATCTGCAGCGCGCCAGCGTCCAGCGTCAGCATGTCGCGCACCAACGCCCCGATCATTTCGGAGAACGACAGCGCACGCTGCGTCCAATCAGCTGAGAAGACACCCCATGAACCGTCAGAGCGCTGGCGGCGGAAACCGCCATTGTCCAGAAAGTCGTAGATCTCTTCGAGGCGCTTGCGGTCGCCCGACGTTGGCACCCCGTTGGGGTCTCGCAGGCGCGCCCGGTAGCCCGGCTTGTTGAGATCTTCAGAACGGTGGCCATAGCGCGTCATCTGCGCTATGCGCGTGCCTATGATGGTCCGGACGAGCTGCGCATCGTAGGACATCTTGCGCAGTATCTGGAACGTCATGCGCGTCGCTTTGCTCGGCTCAACGATGCCACGGTAGTAGCCGAGTGCAGCCATGATCTCGTTGATTTTGGTGGGGTACACGCCCGGCTTACTGCCCATTGCCTTGAGTAGTGCCTCCGCGTCGTCACGGTTCTCAGAGACCCACTCGCTCTGCAACTCCCGCGACCTGTCGGGCTTGTGGCGGTTGTAGCCGGGAGGTATCAGTGTCTTCTGCCTACCCACGTAGAGTTATCTCCCCACAAAAGCAAAACCGCGCGGCTTGATGCCACGCGGCTGTCTCGACCTGTGTTTGGTTTTTGGGTTTGCGCCTACGACAAGCGCTCAGCTACTGGGCTGACTGGGCTTCCTTTTCAGCGCTGGGTACACCGCTCCCACATCCACTGCTGACTGTGCACTGCCGGTTTGCTCATCTATCACGCCTGGCGGCTCCTGCACTTGCCGCTTGACCAGCACGGTCTCCTCGCGGCCCGTATCAGCGTTGAAAGCCGTGATCTCCTGCGTGGGGCCTCCCGCTGCGCCCTTCAGCACCGCCGGCATCTCGGGGACATTGCCCATGATCGCTGCCGCCACTGTTGCGTAATTGTGTGCATGTCGAAGGTGATCGTCGCGGACCTCCTGCCAGAAATGCACCGGCAGGTTGTTGGCCCCGAGCTTGGTACCCCGCACCATGGCCGTCAATTGGCTGACCATTTCGCGGTGGGTGGCATAGTCACAACGCGGTAGTATGTCTCGCTGCTCCAGCAGCCGCCCCGCACTCATGTCGAGAGTATCCGTCCGGCCCAGGAGCACACGCTGCAGATCGCGGTTGAGGGTAATTGGTTCTGCACCCGTGATCGGCTGATTGGGATAGTATGCCAGCCATCCGCGCCCAGGGAACGTGGTGACGAACTCACGTGCTTTCGTCGGGTCGTATGCGCCATCTATGACCACACACCGCACACCGCAGAGTGTTGCTACCTGGTGGAGTTCATCCCATGTTTGCGCGTGCCCCACGGCTATGTACTCGTGGTGGCCATCCGGCAGACGCCGGCCGATCATGTAGTGGATGACCGCGCCCGGGTCGGCGCCCATGAAACACGGTCCGTCGGATGCGGTGACCGCTGCCTGCTCGCCTATGCAGGCCTCGATCACCGCCTCGTCTATGGTCAGGTCGCCGCTTGTGCTCGGCTGCCCCATCACCTGGTTGAGCCACAGGTGCGGGAATTCGCTCTTCTCAAATGATGCTACAATGCGCGCTGCTGTCCATGGCTCGAGCAGTGCGCGCGGGATGCGATACATGCTCCAGTCAGCGTCCTGCTGCTTGCGTACCCACCGCCCGTGCCGGATATGATCCTGCCAGGTCAGCTCATGCCCGTGCCGACAGATGAAGTGCGGGTTCGCGGCGTCCATCGCGAACGAAGCCGGCCACTCGATCGGCGCTTCGTCCCCGCAGGTCGGGCACTTGACGAGCCACTCAGCTTGCGTGCTCTGATCCCAGAGCGACGCCAGGCCGAAGCCCGGCAGTGTCGGGGTCCCGAACGCTCGCCGCCAGGCTACGTCGCTGTGAGCAATCCGGTCCTCGTAGAGCGTGAGCGTGTCTGGCCGGGAGAAGTCGAGCTCGTCGTGCGCGATGATGTCTGCTGGCTCCGACAACGCCTGCTGTGACACGGAGGCACCCTTGAACATAATGATGCTCTCGCTGCCATAGCGCCGGCGGACGGACTTGCGTCCCATGTGGTCAATGCCGCCGATTTTATCCCGCAGGTATGGGCTGGCTTGAATCGCCGGCTTGAAGCGCGTCTGTGAGAACTCCTGGACCGCGCGATCTGTGTGCATCGTGTAGATAACGCGTAATGGCGTCGGCCAGATGTCACACAGAGAGAACACTTCCGCAATGGCCATCGTGGTCTTGCCCACCTGCGAACCACACATGAACCCCTTCTGCGGCGAACGGTCCGCGATGACTTCCGGCATGTACGGGTGCGTGTCGAAATCCAGTGGACGGCCACGCTCTGTGCGCATGTAGGCCTGCGTCCACGAGAGACTGTCGGTATACTCCGGGACGGGGATCTGCCCTAGCCGACCGATGCGTTCGTCTATCTGCTCAACCAGTGCCTGCCGTTCCCGCTTTGTGTCCAACACGCTTGAGCTCATCGAGCGCCGCCTTGCGGTGTTCGTCCGGGACGTACTTCAGTAGTATCGCAGCCATGTCATCCAGCAATGTCTCAATAGCGCCGTCCGCGAACGAGAGAACGACCTTCTTGCCGGCCAGCATCTCATGGTGCGTGCGACGCCAGCTCGCAACACGCTGCAATATCTTAGCCGCCTCGTCAGGCTTCGTACTGGTTTGTGCTGTTGCGCTTCGCATCAACTGGAAGAACACGAACATCTCTTCGTTCGAGATTTCGGCGAGGGCAAATCGCGCACAGAACTCAGCGAATGCAACTTTGTCTTCTTCGCTCAGCTCCTCGGAGTACAGGCCATGCCTATAGTTCGGGTTGTCACTACCGCGCAGCACGACACCGCCGTGCAGTTTGCAGCGGCCCGTGCCGGGGTGATCTGTACCCCAGCCAGCAGGCAGTCGGCATGCGTCGCCCGATCGCGTCTTCGCGCCGCAAGTTGTGGTCCACTCTTTTCTCTTGGTCATGGGGTGACCTTCTGTAACCCATCGGTCATGGGGTGACCTTCCGCCGTTGTTGCGAAACCCACACGGAAACCCCACAAAAACCCCACAAAAACTCCACGTGAGAAATGGTAGCGGGGGTGGGGCATCAGTACCGTGGTGGCATCGCGTGTGGCCGCCTGTATGGAGGACGTGGCGTTCGTGAGGGTTTCGGATTGATGATGCTCTTGCCTATGGATGGGAGAAACACTGGCTTCGTCCGCCTGTGCTTGCGCGCCCTGCCGGCGATGAGCCGCCACATCATCTCGAGCATGTGCTTCTCCATTCTGGTTTTGGTAGCGGGGGTGGGGCTCGAACCCACATGGTCCGGTTTATGAGACCGGCTGAGTTACCATTACTCTACCCCGCGTCTCGAGCCCGAGCCCGCGTCTTTACCACCGGGCAGTGCATCGCCGCTCACCGTCAAGGACTATCGCGGGTGGCTATTCGGACGCATTACGAGCTGTACGCCTTCCTGGCTCTGACCGCTGGCAGCTGTTCAGCCTGCAAACTGCTCAGACGCATCGTCTCTGTGAACATCAGGTGCCTGAGTTTGCTGGCCGCAGCGGACGTGTATAGTGACAAACAGAAGTCGAGCTCGCCACGCTGCTCAATCTGCCTCAGGATAGAGAAGACGAGGTGCTCGTTCCGAGAACCAATGAGTGTGTCCAGTGTCGCCGGGCACACGCGCTGATCATCGTCGCCATCGGACCAGTTCTGGTTCTTGTCGCGCACTCCCAGCAGAGGCATGACGAAGTTGCTCCGAGGGCTAATGCGCACGACGGCTCCGGTGCAGCGGCAGAAGTACTCCCGCTTGTGCTTGTCGTATTCGGCTGCTGGGCATTCGCGGCATCTCATGGGAATATTGGCACTCGCTCCTCTTGGTGGCGGGCTTCGCGGTGTACCCAACGCTGTATTGCCCGGCGCACCATGGTCCGGCAGAACGCTCCGGGATTGTGAGCAGCGTGGAGCGCCTGCAGGTTGCGGAACACCTCGATGCGGCCCTCCTGGCACAGGTCCTCAAAATCGTCCTGCTGCACCAATGCGCGGAAGGCTTCTCCACTGATGATCTTCTCAGCGTAGGCCGGCAGTTCTACTGTCCCTTTCGTTCTCATCTTCACTAGGTATGTGTAGATGAGCAGCCATCCGTACTACCCCTCGCGCCAAAATACTTGAGATTTTCTGCTGGTTGCACTTCATCATCTGGCCAATTTCCCGCTGCAGGTATCCCTCGCGAAAGTGCAAATACATGACCGTTTGCCATCGTTCTGGCAGTGTCGCAATGGCCCTATCGAGGTCGGCTTTGATGCAGACCAGCTCTGCCCAAGTCGTGTTGCGCAAGCCGCTTGAGTGCGCAATCTCGGGGCTCTGCCTGGCGTCGAGTCTACAACCGAGGTAGCACGAGGCGGCGAGTTGGGGGTAGATGTTCAGCCAGATGCGGACACGGCGCTTGGCGCACTGGAGGGGATCCGTGATACCCTTGAGTGGATATGGCCGCGTCCAGTAGTTCTCATCGTTGCCGGGATTCATTCGATCGCTCCGTTCGTGCATTGCTTCGCGTGTGCAGCATCTGCTGCATCTGCTTCTGCTGCTCTAAACTTGATTGCCTGTACCTCGACTGCCGTCCACGGGATTCCATCGGGCGGCACGACCTCTGGCAGTCTCTTGTGCAATCTGTAGAACTCCACAGCCTGGCGGATAAACACCTCCTGTTCCACTACGCTGTCGCCGTACCAATACCCGTGGTGCAGATACCACCACGGTGGTTCCTTCAGCTCCTCGATGACAGCCAGCATTTCCTCCACGTCGGGTACAGGCATTTCAGGCACCATCCGCACTCGTTAGTTGCTGCCGGTTCCATGCTGAGCCGCGGTCAAACCGCAT